CATAAACTATTGCAAAAGACAGTTAGGTGCTCCTGTCTTAGAGATCAACATCGCTGATGAGCAGGTGGATGATCTGGTTGATGATGCTCTGCAATATTTTCACGAAAGACATTTTGACGGCGTAGAGCAGACATATTTAAAATACAAAATTACCCAAGCAGATATTGATAGAGGACGTGGTAGAGGTGGTGATAATCCGGTCGGTATTGTAACCACTAGTGCTGAGGCAACCATTGCTGGAACTGCCACCACTTTTTCATATGAAGAAAACAGCAATTATCTTCAAGTTCCTCCAGCTGTAATAGGCATCAATAAAATTTTTAGATTTGACGGATCTAACACTGTAACTAACAACATGTTCAGTGTAAAATATCAACTCTTCTTGAAAACGATATTTGACTGCCTTGATGAAGAGACAATGGGGTCAAAATCTAATTAAATTCCAAGGTGTCAAATTACCTGGTGGGATTGAACTTAATGGTCGTCAAATTTATGACGACGCTGAGAAAGATCTTGAAATAATTAGGGAGCAGATGTCAAATACTTATGAACTTCCTCCTCTTGATATGATAGGTTGATATCATGGTATTAAATCCTTTTTTCACTCAAGGCACATCATCTGAGCAAAATCTTGTTCAGGATTTAATTAATGAGCAATTAAGAACTTATGGTGTAGAGATTTTCTACATTCCTAGAAAATTTATTACAGAAAAATCTGTAATTAGGGAAGTAGTTCAGTCAAAATTTGACATGGCACTTCCACTTGAAGCATACATCGATAATTACGATCAATACTCTGGAGCAGGAAATCTTCTTTCAAAATTTGGGATTGAATCCAGGGATGAGGTAAGACTTGTTATATCAAGAGAAAGATATGAAAATTATATTACACCTTTAATTGAAGATCAGTCAAACGTAAAACTGTCCACAAGACCAAAAAGTGGTGATTTAATTTGGTTCCCTCTTGATGACAGAATCTATGAAATTAAAGATATTGAATATGCAAAACCATATTATCAATTACAAGACCTTTACACTTATGAATTAACTTGCGAACTCTTCCGTTATGAGGATGAAGTTCTTGCAACTGGCATAGATGAAATTGATAATAATTTAGTTGGTGATGATCCTGATGGTACAACTGAAGACGGTATTAGTACAATTCAAGGTGTTACTCATACACTAACCCTAGTTGGAACTGGAGTAACTGCTACTGCTGTTACAGGAATCATTACATCTGGTGGTATTAGATTTATCAATGTCACTAACAGAGGAGGGGGATAC